GGCGCACTTTCGTGCGCCCTAGTTGCTGACACCTCGTCTGCAATTACTTAGACCTCCGCTCTGCACTTGCATCGCGTCTAAGTACCCTAATCCAGAAAGGAGCCTGCCTGTGGTCAAACGTGTCGACGAGAAGATAGATCAGAACATCATGTCTGATGTCCTCTCAACATTCTCGCCTGGGCGCGACCATAAGGCGCTTCTTCGGTCCACCGGCCATCTCAAAAGAGATGGACGTTGGCTTGGGGATGATGATCCATTCCACGTTTATCGTGAACTGGAGAATCCAGGTCTAGGCACTCTTCGAGCATTCCAATCCGGTCCTTACTTGGAACGAATGGAACCTACGGAGAGTATGTCTACCCCTTTAAGGGCTTACAATTGGCGACCTTCACTAGTTCGGGGATATTCCCAGGACTATCGTGAAAGTCACTATGAGTACCCTTTACCTCAAGTCGTGGAGCCCTCCTACAGTGACAAGATCCTTGAGCTTAATGCTCTCGGAACTAGTTACATTCGGAGGTTTCGCCCCGGGAATCCTATTGCCGGACTCGATCAGTTTCTGATCGAACTCCGGGAATTACCCCGGTTGCCACTGTTGTTCCGCTCACGTGCCAAACACTTTCGTGATATTGGCTCTGAGTATCTCAACGTGGAGTTTGGTTGGGTTCCATTCGTAAAAGACGTGATCCAATTGGGTCACGCGCAACTGCGTATGCAGTCGGTTCTTAATCAGTTGATTAAGAACAATGGAATCCAGGTCAAACGGCGATCGAAGAGGGACCTAGTCACTACTGGCAGTGAGTGGAGGTTCGGGATTTTGCCTTATAACCTACCTTTTGATTGGTTAGGGCTTGTCCCGGATTCGGAATCTGAGCTCGACGATCTGAATCTTTTTGGACCGTTTTGCTGGGATACCGACTTCCAAATGACTGGTGAAACCGTGGTTTCATGGCGTCACGAGTCGCTCACTGAGACCTGGTTCGTTGGTACTTACAAGTACTACGTTCCAGATATAGGGTCCAGTAGATGGACGGACAAAGCTAAGCTTATCCTGAGTGGAATTGATTTCACTCCGAAGACGCTTTACAATGTCTATCCTTGGACATGGCTAGCCGACTGGTTTGCGAATGTTGGAGACATTGTTTCCAACCTTACCGCTAACGCAGTTGACTCTGAGGCAAACATGAACTCTCACGTTATGCAGACGATCACTGATCGTCTACATGTGGAAGCTCATGTAACCTGGGACGATTTTGACGGTGGGACAAATCTATATCCCTACGTCTTTATCCCCCGAGGTTCTGATGTGGTTTCATACTCCTTGATTAAGAAGCAGAAACTACGCCAGAAGTCCTCACCTTTCGGATTTGGATTGAAGACTGGCGATTTTACTTTTCGCCAGAAATCAATCCTTGCTGCCCTTCTGTTTTCACGGAAGGTTCCTACACCACGGGCAATTGGTGAGTCAATGCGACCCATCAAGAGGAGGAGCAATGTGTTCCTCTGACCCGTAGCACGGAGTGACCTCTTTGTTTGCTGATCCATACTACGTGGCCATGACCCCACAAACCACGGGAACCTTTGCCAATGCCTTTAACGGTGCTGGCTCGGTTTCCCCGGCGTTTGTGTGTATTGGCCGCGGACCACTTCAATCGGCATACCGATATGAGATATCTTCATCGAACTGGATCGATCTAATTGTCGGTCGTCAGGAAGGTAAACGATTGCGCGCTACTGTGAGATTCACAGAACGCGACGTCGTTGCCGACCCGATGAACGACAATCTGAACGCTCTTCGGACGATGTCGACATACATTGTCGTGGATGTCGGTCCCTTGGGTTACTCCGCGAATCTCCCTAAGATGCTCCATGCGCTTTCGTCGTTATGTTACGACGGATCGGATGGAGAGCCTGGGGTGATGCGCGTAGTTCGTGGAGAGACTTAGTCTCTCCACACCCCTTTTGGAGTGCCACCAAGGAAACTTGGTGGCACTCTGAGTGGTCTTCGAAGTATGGACGCAGACCGGGATGAGTTTCCTCCTAAAGAGGACTCATGAAAAGCCTGCTAGAGATCACCTCGCATGTACTGCAGGATTGCAGTGCAGTGTGTGGTGTCAACCCCAATCGTGATCTCTTGGAGATCACTAGGAGAGTCGAAAATGAAGGCGAATCGTTTCTCACGATCACGCTTCCAACCTTGGCTTCCGGGCTTGAGAAAGCCCTTGATCAAGGATTCTGGTCACCAGCTCTTTCTACCGCTTTTTCTTGCGGCAGAAAAAGAAGTCTCCCCCGATTTCTCGGAGGTTTCTTCGACCAGATTTTCGACGGCGAAGGTACCCTGCGCCAACCACAAAGTGTGGCTGTCCAGTGCATTTGGGCCATAAGGCAAATTTGCCGTGTGGTTTCCAAATTGTACCTACCGGCTTCACCGCGTCGAATAGCGAAAGCTCTTCAACGCTTCGTTGACGTAGAGCAAGAGGTTCGTACCCATGTCTCAGCACAAAGTTTTACCGACGCCTTTAAAAAGGTTTCGGCAATTGTGTGGAGTGATATCCTTGGTAGTGGCGGCGATAGTCGTCGCTACCTCGAGTATCATCCACGACATGGACGCGGAACAACTGCGGAAGCTATTGTCGGGAATGATAAGTATCATTTTCGATCCTGGCCCCTGCGGTTGGAACGTGAGTTCCCGTTTTCTGAGTTCGGGATTTCTAACGTCCTGAACGACGAAGCCTATGACTCACTTTCGTCGCTTATGTACCTCTTACCCCGGGACGAGACACCCGTTAAGGTTGTCCCTGTTCCTAAGACTGCGAAGACGCCACGGATCATCGCGATTGAACCTGTTGCAATGCAATACATGCAACAAGCAATCGCTGATTGGGTTCGGCCCCGGATTGAGACCCGGTGTCGGTTTACGGCTGGTCATGTTAACTTTACAGATCAGCTTGTAAACAACCAACTCGCTCGTATCGGGAGTAAAAATGGCTTCTATGCCACTCTTGATCTCTCCGATGCGAGCGACCGTGTGTCTTGCAAGCACGTTGCTACGATGCTTCGATGCTTCCCTCTTTTCTTGAGAGAAGTCATGTCGTGTCGCTCAACGCGTGCGAGTTTGCCTGGTGGTACTCTACCACTACGCAAGTTCGCGTCTATGGGGTCTGCGCTCTGTTTCCCAATGGAAGCGATGGTTTTCTTTATTGCCATCGTTACCAGTAAGTTACTACGGCGCAGTAGGGCGCTTAGCCCTCGCAACGTGCTCAATGCATCGCGCGATGTCTACGTATACGGTGACGATCTTATCGTCTCCGCATACATGGCACCTTCGGTGGTTGAAGACCTTGAGCTGTTCGGCTTAAAGGTCAACGCCGCTAAGTCTTTCTGGACTGGAAAGTTCAGAGAGTCCTGCGGTGGGGATTACTATGACGGTATAGACGTTGTTCCTGTCTATTGCCGGCGTAAGTTACCCGACCATCGAGCTGACGTGCATGGGATCGTAAGTGCTGTGGCTTTCGCAAACCAGCTCTATTGGGCTGGGTTGTGGGGAGCCGCCAAGATGGTGAGGCAATCAGTTGAGAAACTGGTTGGCCCCTTGCCATCCGTATGCACTCACGACCAGATTTTGGGATGGGAGAGCTTCAGCAATGCTCGCTCATTCCAGTCTTGGGATTATGACCTTCAACGACCAAAAAGTCGCGGATACGTCATTGTGCCAGGACGCAGATCCGACATCTTAGATGGCGACTCTGCGCTTCTCAAGTGCTGGAGGACTATCGGACGCAAATTCGATGATCCAACACACTTGCGCACCTCAGTGAGGTACGGCAACCTCGCACTTAAACGCCGTTGGACTTGATGGCAATCTAATGCCATTCGGTGTCAGGAAGAACCTGACGAGGAGGTGCAGTGGAACTTGTTCCACCATGCTTGCGCATGACGTGTTGTCTTAACCGACTCCACGTTGCCTGGACGTTTGCGGCTCTCGAGCCTCTCCCGTCCGGGAGGTGTCACAGCTTCACAAAGCTGTGCACC